TAGCCCTCTACTGCGTAAAAGTTCGAATAATGAACTGTTGATTGATTCTTGATTTTTAGCCATAACGTATTTATCTTTTTTGTGTTAGCTTATGACCGCAAAGAACGGTAAGGGTGCAATGAACTCATCGTGGTCTCTAATTTGACTCTCTAAATCAAAGTGGAAATCACTTAATTGCTGTAGCATACGTGTTACTAATAAGCTAGCCATAATCAAATCATCTGTGTCACCTATTTTAGCGGCATAACTACCACCGTGTGCTACAAATGCTTTTAATTCACTAATAAGACTACGACTATTTATGGTCATTTTCTTACTTTCAACCAATGTTTTAAACTTAGCACAGCTTGCTAGTTTACTCTTATTAGTAGTATTGAATCCTCTACGGCCTTTGCCTGCTTCGCTAATAAAGATACCCGGGATACCTGATTCACCGTATTCGTTTAGTGACACAATGGCGGCTTCACCGATACCATTGCATTCAATAGAATAATAGATATTGTTAGGTTCTCCTGTGCATTCTGCTATGTATTTGTTAATCTGGGACAATAGTTTGATTTGACTTGGAATGTCAGTTTTATTGTGCTTCCACTCACCGATCTGTTTAGTAGTATTAGCTTCAAAGATTTGAATAGCAGCCGGATCACCACCTGTACCCAAGCTTGGATCTAAGCCTACGCAATACAAGTTACCTTTGGTAGGTTTGTCATACCACCTAACTTGTCCTATGCGACTGACAGGCTCAATGCCTTCCATTGCTATCAATGTGTTTGGATTGATTAATGTTTCATCAGCAATAATGAACTCACAACCAATCTCTCGGTTAAAACGATCCTCGCCGAGCTGTGCTTTCATTTCATCAGCCCACTTATCATCCCTTCCAGGTTGTTCACTCCAATGTGCTCTGTATGCTCTGAATCCGTTAACTCCTACTTCAGTGGTGTTGCCAAAATCATCTTCTGTCTTGTTAGCACCTTTCCAAATAAACGCAAACTGATCCTCATCACTGTTTGGTGTACTTGTAATAATAGCTTTACCGCCAGTTGATAATGTTGGAGTAATGGCTGTCCAGAATTCTTTAGCGATACTTGGTCGAACGAATGCAAACTCGTCCAAATACAACAATGTAATAGACATACCACGACCTGTATTTTCCGTAGTTGTTGCTGAAACAATACGACTACCGTTCTCAAAGTCTAATGAGCCTTTGTTGTATGTTGTTACACCTGCTTTAATGTAATCGGGGCAGTTTTCGTATGCATAACGAATACGTTGCATAATCTCCTGAGCACCAGTGTATTTGTGTGCCGCAACTAAGATGGTACTGTCTGGAACGAACATAGCGTACCAAAGTAAATAACCTGCGGCTGATGTAGACTTACCAGACTGTCGAGGCATCAAACTAATAGAATAACGATAATTGTGATATGTTTCAATCAATCGTTTTTGATAGGGCCAAGGATGATACACCATACTCCCTTTAGTAGGGTGTTGTATCATAAAAAAGTTATCCATAAAGTGTAGATAACCTGTATCTGGATCACAGCATTTAATAAAATCCTGTAGTTCTTTATCAGTTTTAAAAACTGTTTTAGTATAGGGATTCTTTACTAGTGATGGTGTATTACTCATAATGAGTATTTAGTTTGGTCACACTCACATGTTAAAAAGCACTCCGTAGAGTGCTTGAGTTTACTTGATATCTAATGGTCTAGCTTTAGTAGCTACAATACAATAGAATTTCTCTTTTACTAATTGTTGTTTACCTTCACTATCATTCATTCCGATATTAAATTCTAAATTTTCAAATTTATTAATATCAAAACCACAACGTGTTAATAGTGCAGCCAACTGTTGTTCACCTAAAATACTGTAGTGATTTAGATTCCATTCGTGTTTACGTTCACAATCAGGAGCAGGTACTTCAATGTAAATCTTGCCGCCTTGTCTTAAAATACGATTGTATTCCATCATGCTAAAGATTGGATACGGGCTATGTTCTAATGCATGGCGCAAGAATATGAAATCAACTGATTCATCGAAGTAACCTTCTTTTTGGGGTAAGAAGCTTAAGTCATATTGTTTGATTGTATGACCTTTACTTTCACATAATTTAATATCACCTGGACTTAGCGTAACACCAACAACATCAGTGTATTCACGTGTTTTCATTTCATCTAGGAAATAACCTGGGCCACATCCTAAGTCTAAGATTTTAGCATCTTTTGGAATATTAAGAGGGTCAATGTATTGTGTTACTACTTGCTTTGTTAGGCTTTCGTGCATTTGACTATTACCCTCATCGTAAATATGAGCGGTGTACAACCATTCGTTGTAAAATTTTAATTTAATTAAGTCTAGCGTGTTGTTGATATCAATCATTTAGAATCCTGTAATTTGATAGAATTACTTATTCACAAAATGATGCATCAAATTATTTTCTTTTGTAGCCCTTGAACGGTTTCACTGTACTTTGGGTATTCGTATCAGATACTTCTTCGCTATCCATATCACCGTTATTTAAATCTTTGTACTGTAAGCCGGCAGCTTTGTATGCTAGTTTAAGCATATCTTGTTCTTCTTTAGTGTAGGGGTGTGTAGTATTGTGTTTACCTACCCAACTTTCAGCATCCATTACAATTGGATTTACACCATCACTACTAGCAACAGCCATCATTAAACGGTTTAAATCATACAGTCTATCATAGCTGTCTATTTTCTTTGAGAAAACATTTAACCCACGGGTAGCTTGTTGCTGGCGTTTAGAAATTTTGCCGTTTTTATTTTCAAATACAAACTCTGTAGCTCTCATTTTCGTTTGTATCCTTTGAATCCTTTAATCGGTGACTGGGTTATTGTATCATCCATCTCATCACTTCTAGGAGCACTTACTTGTTTTTTACCGGATTTTCCAACCTTCTTTAAAGCTTGGTCAATAGTTTTACCAATGTCTTTGTCAAACTCAGAGGATACTACCTGATGTTCTCCCCAACTGCTTTCTGCTCTAAAATCAGGCTCAAATTTATTCTGTACATCATCAGTACCACTTTCGCCTCTTACTGCGGCAATTGCTACACCAAAACGGTATAAATCATAGAAATCATTATTTTTTAACTCTGGAATAACATATGTATTAGGGAGAGACATGGCTACTACGTCCAAACCATCGTGTACTTTACTCAATGTGGTTTCAATAATAAATTCTTTAGCTCTCATTTTATGATTCTGTTGTTAATATTAATCCGTCTTCAGTGCCCATAGTCGTATTGGCAGCATAACCATTTAATGCTAATTCTACACCAGGAGGTTCAATACCAATGAACGTTACCTCTGATGCAATAAAATGCAAGATAACTGCATCTTTGATCGGATTAATTAACAATCTAACGTTTCCGTCAAATACATCCATGTCATAATGACATAGTGTATTACCTTCAAACAATGTACCGTATCCGGTAAACTTTACACCTGCTAAATTATTAGTAATAGATGCAGTAATTGTGATATCTTGCATATCAATAGTACCTGGATCGCTTGAACGAATTTGAAATTTAGCTTGCGAGAACGCATTGGCCGCTGTTTCGTAAATAACTTGATTTGTAGTTAACCCAACGGTAAATGCATTGCTTGTACTAGTTGTTGTAAAGAATAGATTACTGAAGTTATTGTTGATTTTTGCAAATGCTGTACGTAGTGGGTCACCCTCACCATCGTTAGCTTGTGCACCAATATTAATGTATTCTTGTGCGCCATATGGACCAACAGGCGTAGTTAAATTTGCAACGTATGCAAACGTATCAAACTGTACTACTTGTAATTGTGTAGCACTATCAGGTAATGTGTAGTAAACATTGTTTGCTACTAGACCAATATTAATATTACCAGTAAATGTATTACCAGTTGGCTGACCTTCAAGTACTTGCTCAGTGGGAATTAACTCCCCTTCAACTGCAGTAATAGCAAATAGATTAGCAAAGTTGTTATTAATTTTATCAAAGGCAAGACGTAACGGATCACCTGAACCATCGTTGGGCAAATCACCGGTATTAATTATCTCTGGAGTGGTCATTGTAAAATCCTAGACTGTAATGTATTTATCAGTTTCCAAACATACCTTTGGGTTGCTGGACTATGATAGGACGTTTACTTCTTTGGATTTCTTGTAGTGCTTTGATAGCTTGTATCTTTACTTGATTATCTGAACTCTTAACCATCTCAGTTAAGGCTGCAATTCTAGCAGCCTCTGCTACAGTGGCATCTCTACTTAATGATTTTTGCGCTTCTACGTATACTGGATAGTTGTCTACTGTTGCACAACCCGTCAATAAACATAATGCTAATAATATGCTACTATTTTGCAATGTTATCATAAATTTTCTTCTGTGCGTTGTACCAATCTTGCCATCCATCTACTTTTGCACTGCATTCCCAATACAATGAATAGTTATGAACAACTACCTTCATCATTTCAGTAATAGCTACTTTGTCACCCTCAATCTTTTTGAGGTCTTCACATTTCTTCATAAGTTCAGGAGTAGCGTTAGGGAACTTTTGAGTCACCGGAACTGTCGTAGAACAGCCGGCAGCTACTACTAAGAATAATAAAATAAGAAATACGGTTAATATTGATGGCAATCTCATTTCTTTGCCTCCGCAGCCTTGTTCAATTCAGCGGCTTGATTGTGCAAGTCTATGAACTCTTTAGGAACGGGGCAGTTTTCAATGTACTTGATTACTTCTTCTCTCCTAATTCTTTCAGGGCCTTCTACTTCTTTAATTATTTCTTTTGTATTCCATTTATCAACATACTTGATAATGTCCCGACCTCTTTCACGGATCACTTTAGTCTTTTCAACAACTTTTTCTTGTATTTCTACGTTCTTGTTAGCGGATTCAGCTTCAGCTTTTGCTACTTTAGCTTCCATTTCTTTGACTCTAAGTTCCCACTCTTTGTAGTCGGCTAATCCTCCCTCAAGATAAACACCCAAGACTAGAACAAGTAAACTAATAACTTGTATTGCTAGTTTGTAGGTTTTGACAAAAGGAATGAATCCTAGGACGAATCCTGCTATTGTGCCCAAAATACCCAATCCAAAGATTGTGTGTATTGCGGCTTCGGGTAGTATTGATAGTATCCACATAGTACCCTTATTTATGCCAGGGGATACTTACTTTCAGGAAGTATTTTAGTTGCTACTAAATCTGTTCCGCAAACACAATGTCTACTAGTACATTTTACATAATCGTCTGTAAAACTGATCGTTTCATCATTTAGACTACGTTGTCCACCTACTTCACATACCCCTCGGTAAATCACATCAAAGTCAACTCTTATGTTATTATCTCCAATGGCACAATCCCAATCTAAAAACACATTTTGTTGCTGTTTCATTAATACTTGCGGATCAAGTTTAATATCAAATCCTTTATTGTATGTTATTTTTAATGTATGATTAATTCTGTATTCTGGTGATATTGTAGAAAGTGCTTTAGTTTTTCTATTTTTACCATGCACCCAATTTAACTTTTTCAATTTAGCTAGTTCTTCACTAGAATAGAAATCGTAAATATTGTAATCCCTGATAACCATAGATTTTAATGTGATGACTGCTCCGGTATTTTCAACCATGTATTCTTGTGCTTCAAATACTTTATCTAAGCTATTCATTACATGTGTCATTAAACAGATTACCTCAATTGGTTCATCATGGAATAAATTTATGATTTCAGAAATATGCTGATAGTTGTCAGTTTGTTCACTATGGTATGTCAAAAACAAATAATCAAGTACTTTTGCTTCTTTTAATTCTTTCCACCACCGTATTGTACGTGATCCATTTGATATTAAACTTACCATCGCTCCGTGCGATTTCATGTATTGCATCAACTCTAATAATTCAGGAAACAATGTAGGTTCACCTCCGGTAAACTGTATCCAAAAGGGTTTACCATCACATGCTTTTATGAGCTTGTCTGCGTATTTTTTGTATTGCTCTAAGCTAAACCAACGTTGACTTCCATCCTTATGCCTATCTCCGCAAAAACTACAATTGTGGTTACATACATTATGAATTTTCCATTCAACAAATCTCATATCAGACTTGACTGCTTTTTCTACTTTGATAGGAAATATTTTCATTGCTTACACTTACCGCATATTTCTGCGCAAAACAATAATTTACCGTCTTCTGCTGATTCTTTGCTCCAACTTTCTTCAAAGAAATTATTGAAGTGTGGACCTTGTAATACGTCAATTAGTGAGTTCTTTCTCAAATCAAACTTATCTAGACCTAATTCAGTTACTTGTTGCTTGAACTGGTGTCTAGCGTATGAATTAGTGCGTTCTACTAATGCACCACCTAAATAACAGCACGGCAATAAATGACCAGACGCTGTAACAAATATTGCTTGGTCTTCTGGATACTGTAGTGATTCACATTTAATCTCTCTTGTCTTAGACCATTCATTACTTTTATCAGATAACTTTGGCGGATGAGCAGGCGCTCTAATAGATATTTTCTTTCCTGATGGTTCGGTCTCCTTAGTACCAGTGTAATCAAAAGGGTAGATGTTGTATTCATGTTGTCCAGTTTTATCAAACACTTCAATGAACGGATTACCTTCATAGAACCCTAATGGACTTTTAACTGAGAATCCAAAGCCTAATTTCTTAGCAAGTAATTTTGCTTCTTCGACTTGATGTTTATTGTGGTCAAAGATTAGCCATTCCCAAATAGCATAACCGCCGGCTTCACTGTATGCTGTCATGTTAGCTATGACTTTATCCCATTGTACATCTCTGCGATAGATATGGTTAGTGTCTTCTAATCCATCGACACTAAACACAACACCTGCTTTATGTAATGGGTGTGACGGTATCTCTTTGTTAGTATTGTAAAAGAACTTACCTAGTCTAGCCCAGAAGTCTGTATTACGCATACCTGCATTAGTTCTAACATGCTGTAACATATCATGCTTTGACATAGTTTGAAAATACTCAAGTATTTCAGGCAAATCTTTGACAAACCCTGCATCACCCAAGTTACCACAATAGTTTATTCGTTTTAAATTATGTAATATTTCTAATGGGAATAATTGCTTGATATCAGCTAGATTAAGTGTATCATTGTTTAATCCTTCAATGACTGCACCACCGCTGTAGTTTCTGCTACATACCGAACAGCTTGCGTTACACCTAGTGGTTAACTCAATTTGTAATTTAGTTATTTTGTTTACGTTGTACATTATCTCACCATGTATTTTGGGGATGCCAAATCTGACCTACAGTAACACATATCATAAGTGCAAGTTACATAATCGTCTTGAAATTTTAAATCAGGGTCATTTATTGTAGTAGTTTTACCCTCACCACATACACCCCTTAACACAGTATCACCCTCAAGCTTAATGTAATACTTACCATTAGCACATTGCCAACCCTTAAAGATAGGTCTATTATTCTTTAAGAATAGTTGTGCTCTCATTTCTTCTACTGAACCATCATCA